GAGGAAGTCTCTCATTGCTGCTGTCTCTAAGGAGCGAATGACTTTTTGTAATGAATGTCCTCATAATTCAAAGTTTCATAAAACATGGAGAAGGGATATTCACTGTACTGTTTGTTTATGTACTCTCAGGGCAAAGACAAAATGTTTGTCATGTGAGTGTCCTTTGTCACCTCCTATGTGGGGTTCAGTATTAACAGAAGAAGAGGAAGCGAGGTTTAAAGATGGAATTTAGGATAACAAAAATCCCTTTGGAGGAATTTTTAAATGTTTTAGAGAACATATATAATAATGGTGCTGATTATATTGACATACTCAGTAATGCTGATGGTGAGGAGGGGTTGATGAAGATAGAGGTGAAGAGGGAGTATTTATGTCCTGAGGATGAGATGGAAGGAGATGATATGACGGATGATGAGGTGATGGATTTTTATAATAATTTGATTTAATGGCAAAGAAAAATAGTTATATAACAGATGATTTGTTATGGGCAGAAGAGCAATTAGAAAGTTGGAAGGAATATGTAAGTAATAACCCTATAAATAAGTTAAAGGATCGTATTGAATGGAAAACTACAAAAACTGGAGGGACGTTACCTTTAGTAGTATCTTCTATTGAAGCTCAAGGGAAGTTCATACAAGAAACTATGAAAAATTATTTATCTCTTTTAGAAGTAGTAGATAAATTAAGAGAAAGAGAAGAAGCCAAAATAGAATCCAGAGGAAAAGATAAAATAACAGGACAAGCTAATAAATGGATAAAAACAAAATAATTTCTCTTGATTATAAAGATTGGTTTATAAATCAGAAGAGAATTCCAGATGTTGAGTCCAGGGAAGCTGAAAGTTTCTTTGAATTTCATAAGGCTCTTGCTCAGGATGGTTTTATGATGGAGGGAGAATTTATAAATCCATTTTTGTATTGGCATTTGAATTTCTGGCATACTGAAGTAGATGTCATAGATAGTAGGGGAGTTATTTTACAAAAATATATCAATCCTTATTTCAGAGACAATGAATGGATAATTACCAATGCTATTCATCAGGCTAATATAGAGAAGAAAGGTCTTATTATTGCAGGAGTGCGTAGGATAGCCAAGTCAGTTACAGAGGCTTCCTATATAGCATGGGGAGCTACATTTGATGAGAATTCACAGAATGTTATTTCAGGACTTAACTCTCCTGATATAAAACTGGTAACTGATAAACTTGATAAGGGACTTAATCATCTTCCCTGGTATTATAAGTGGGATAGAATTGAAGATAATTGGAAGCAACAGGTAACTTTAGGTATTAGAGGTAAGAGTGGAGAGCGTTATCCATTTTCTTATATTCTCATAAGAAATTTAGATGATGGAAATAATGAGGAGGCTATTGCAGGAACAAAACCCAGAAAACTTATAATAGATGAAGGGGCCAAAGGGCCGTATCTTAAAGCACTTATGGCAGCTATTCCAGGTTTTACTACACAGTATGGATGGGGATGTTCTCCAATTATCACATTTACAGGGGGAGATGCTAAGAGATTTGGGGATGCTAAACAGATGATGTTTGACTGTGGAGCATTTAACTTTTTAGAATTTGAAGATAAAAAGAATCCCTCTAGAAAGCATGGATTATTTATTAATCACGATTATAGATTAGAGGCTAAAGTAGATGGAAATCTTGGAGATTATCTGGGGAATCCTAAACTTTGTAATGTTAAAATGCAGGTGTCTGATCCTATTCTTGCAAATAAAATTACAGATGAAAATTTAGAGAGAGCAAAGAAGTCCGGAGATAGAGCTACTTATTTAAAAGAGAAAATGTACTATCCTAAAACGGTAGATGATATTTTCTTAAATGAGGACACTAATATCTTTGACATAGACATGGCGAAGAGACAACTACAACGTCTTATATCTTTAGAAAAATCAGGAACTCCTGTATTTTTATTTCAGGATGAGAATGGAACAATAAGACACGATATAAAAACTGATAAACTTCCTATTACAAACTTTCCGCTTAAACCTACAGATAATAAAGATGCACCTATTGTTATATATGAATTTCCTGTAGAAACTCCTCCCTATGGATTATATGTCGCTGGATGTTTACCTCCTGGAGAAAAAGTTTTAACAGATAAAGGATTAAAATCTATCGAGGACATTACCTTAGTAGACAAACTAATAAATGATGAAGGAAAGTTTGTAGATATACATAATCTTCAAAGATATTATAAATCTGCATCCTCCATATTTGAATTAAAAGTTTCTAACTCTTATAGAAGAACAAGATTTACAGGAGAACACCCTATATTAGTTTCTGATTCTCATGGAAATAATGCAGAACCTATAATAGAAGACAGGTTTGATTTTAAATATACTCCTATAAGAGATATTAATATAGGTCAATGGATAAAATATCCAAACATATTTAGAGAGAAAAATGGTTTCGACATAGACATATTATGGAATAATACAGGATATAGAATTGATAGATGTATAAAATCACCTCTTAAGAATAAAGATTTCTGGTGGTTTGTAGGACTTTTTCTTGGAGACGGTTGGTGTGAATCCGATGGTAATAAAATTACTATTGCTCTAAATAAAAAAGAACACAAGTATTTAGATAGACTCACGAGAATTGTTAATGATTTATTTGATAGAAATGTAAGTTTTAGAAATAGAGGAGGTGCTATAGAGGCTACATTTTCTTTTCAGCAATTATCTACTTTTATAAATAATCATATAAAAAAGGGGGCTATAAATAAGAGATTGCCTGATTGGATTAAAAGAATAGATGATGAATACAAATATGAACTTTTATTAGGTTATCTTGATTCAGATGGATGTGTATATAGAGATAACAAGAGAGGATATTTTTCTGTTGAATTTGTAAGTGTAAGTTTAGAACTTCTTGAAGATATACAGGATATTCTTTTTTCTATAGGATATGTTTCTAACATTACTAAATTAAGAGATACTTCAGAAAGAGAAATAATAAGAGGTAAAGTTAGTAAAGTTCTTAAAACCTATCATCTTAGAATAGGAAATAATTCTACTATTAGATTCTGGGAACATTTTAATAAAAGAGTTAGTCATAAATTATCTAAGATATCATTAGAAGATATAGTTCCTACTGTAAATTCTCCAAAGAAGGGATGTTTTATAAGTAAAGATAACAAATATATATATTTTAAAATATTAGAAATAGAAGTGTCGGCATACACTGGATGGGTGTACAATTTTGAATGTGATACTCATACGTATCTATGTAGAGCCATCACAACTCATAATTGTGACCCATATAGACAGGGGAGAGCAGCTTATAGTTCCTCTTTAGGAGCAGTGTACATATATAAGAGAATGCACGATATTATGGGAGAGAAGTATCAGGACATGTTTGTAGCTTCTTATGTTGCAAGGCCAGATAAGAAGGAAAAGTGGGAAGAACAGGCAAGACTTCTAATTAAGTATTATAATGCGAGGACTCTTTGTGAGAATGATGAAATTTCGTTTATTGATTACATGAAAGCTAAGGGGGATGCTCATTATTTAGAGAGACAACCAGATTGGCTCAAAGAGATAGTTCCTAATACAACAGTAAGTAGAGAATTTGGAGTTCATAGATCAGCACAGAAAATTATTGATTATCTTAATGAATGTTTGAAGAGATATACTGAAGAAATAATATATAAGGAAACAGATGATGAAGGAAATATTATAAAGGAGCATGTAGGAATGTATAGAATATTTGACCCTATGCTCTTAGAAGAAATGATACAATTTAATGAAACTGATAACTTTGATAGGATAGTAGCAGCTTCTCTAGCCATTGCTCAGGCAATAAAGATGAATCCTATTATAGGAAGGGTAGGAACAGATTATGGAAGAGAAAAGGTAAGAATAGTAAAGTCTCCCCTTTTTCCTTCCTCTTCAGGAACATTCAGAAAACATAAACAAAAACTTTTCGTATGACAGAACATTGGGAGTTTGACAAGAAGATTGAGACAAAGGAAGATTTGAGAAATGCAAAGCTATTCCTCACCCATTGTATAGTCAATGAGTATGATAATGACTTTAAAGAGCAGATGAAAAGATTAAGGAGAGATATTAAAAACTTTGAAAAACAATAAGTTATGAGTATAATCAGGTATAATAAGGATGAGAATATCAGGTATGCCTATCTGAATATCTTTCCAGATCAGTTTAAAACTGAGAAAGAGAAAGAAGATGAAGGGTGGATAAAGAACACAATGGATTATTTTGCTAACAGGGCGTATGCAGAATATATAAAGAACAGGGATAGTTTTGTAAAGAACTATGACCTTATGAAAGGAATACTCCGAAGAGAGGACTTCTATGAAGATGCTGAGGTCAAGAGCTTCACTGAGATGCTCACAAGAGACTTAGACCTACCAGCCTATGTGAAACATTACTCTATCATTACAACGCCTGTAAACGATCTTATAGGGGAAATGAGCAAGCGTCCTGACACCTATAGAGTGAAGGCATTTGATGATGATTCTAAATCTGAGGAGTTAGAGTTTAAGACAGAAGTATTACAGAAGTTCATTCTTGACAATGCAAGGCATAAGATCCTTGAGAAGGCAGCAATGGAAGGAGAGGAAATTGATGCTGAGGAGTTGGAAGAGATGACTTTTGAATCTGTGAAGGATGAATTGGACAGCTATACATCTGTTGCTGAGAAATGGGGAAATCACATATTGACAGCTTGTAAGGCTGAGTTTAATATAAAGGAGAAGAGTGAGGATGTTTTCAGGGATTTATGTATATCGGACAGGGAATTCTATCATGTTATAGAGGATAACTCTAAAATAGGATTTAATGTTATTGCAGAGAATCCTAAGAATGTATGGTATCTTACTACTCCTGATAAGAAGTATGTCTCTGATCCTACGGGAAGAGCTCAAGGTGCATATGTCACAGGCACTGTTTATGTAAGGGAGCTTTCAGAACTTATAGAGAATAACCCGGATCTTACCAAAGATGAAATAGACCATCTTAGAAGTTCTCTTCAGGACTATGGACTTATTAATGTAAGAGATTCAAATCTGGGAAGGGATGTTACTCCCGGTACTGACTCCATAACTTATGATACCTATGATCCCCTTATCCTTCAGGAGAGGATGATTATAGAGAGTGAGATGAAGGAAAACAATGATTCTCTGAAGGATTTCTTAGGGCTTACTGCCAATGTCTCAGCTTTTGGTTATAAGTATGTAGAAGTGAAAGCTTATTGGCTTTCAAAAAAGAAGATAGGAAAACTTGTATATGAGGATGAGGTAGGAAACTTACAGAGTATGCTTGTGGATGAGCATTATAAGAGTCGTACCATTCCTACACAGGTATCTCTGGAGTGGGGATGGATAAATCAGTGGTATCAGGGAACTAAAATAGGCCCTGACATTTATCATGTAAAACCTTTTAACCTTCTTCCTTATAGCCCTATCATTGGTGTAATCCATGAAATTAAGAATACTGAGGCAAGAAGCTTGGTAGATATGATGAAACCCTTTCAGATAGTCTATAATGTCTGTATGAACCAACTCTTTGACCTCTTAAGGAAGGAGATAGGAAATGTTGCCAGTATAAATACAAGGAGAATTCCCAAGGTAAAGGATGGGGATGATCAGGATGCTCTGGATTTATGGGAAATGGAAGCAAGGGAGAGGGGTATTGCTCTTGATGATGATAGTCCTGAGAATACTAAAGCTCCTGTTTCCAATACTTCTGTAGCTAAGAACATAGACCTTACAAGAACCAATGAAATTCAAAGTAGGTATAACCTTGCGGTGCAGATGAAGAATGAATGCTGGGAGCTTGTAGGTATGTCCAAGCAGAGACTTGGAAGTATCAGTGCCTCTGAGACAGCTACAGGAACTAATACAGCAATACAGCAGAGTTATTCACAGACAGAACCTTTGTTTGTAGCTCATGAATATGTAATGGGTCAGCTCTATCAGGCAATTGTTGATGCTGCTCAATATATAGAAAGCAACAAGCCTGAAAGTACTCTTTCCTATATTACCAATGAGGGAGAAAGTGCTTTTATAAAAGTAAATGGTTCAGATATTAGTCTTAGGGATCTTCATGTATTTCCCACTAATCGTCCTGAAGATACACAGATGTTCAATGAGCTCAGACAACTTGCTCAGGCAGTTATTCAGAATGGTGGTACACTTTATGATGTTATAGAGCTGTACTCTACAAAGTCTATGAGGCAGATGAAGAAAACCTTCAAAGAGCTTAGAGATAAGATGTGGCAGCAGCAGGAACAGGCACAGCAGCTTGAACAGCAGAAGTTAGAGCAAGCACAGCAGATAGCACAAGCTCAGATGCAACAGGCACAGCAGCAGGAGCAGGAGAGAATTGCTAATGAAAACTATCAGAAACAATTGGATAGATTATCTAAAGAGCGCATAGCTATCATTCAGGCTACAGGATTTGGTAATGTGGAAAGTGAAGACACTAATCAAAATGCTGTTCCTGACGTACTGGAAATGACAAGGATTAATAATGAGGTAATGAAAGCAGGTAAGGACTATGAACTTAAGATGGCAGACATCACCTCTAAGAATAATCAGGCATCTCAGAAAATGGCAATAGAAAAAGAGAAGTTAGCTGTTGAAAGAGAGAATATGAAGAATGATAAAGAAATCGCTCTCATAAACGCACGTAATAGAAAAAAGAATTCATCAAAAAAATAATGTTAATATATAAAATAACTAATACTGTAAATAATAAGACTTATATAGGTCAACATAACGGAAAAAGAGAGAGTTATTTTGGAGGAGGTAAGCTTTTAAGATTAGCTATAAAGAAGTACGGTAAAGAAAAGTTTACTAAACAAATAATAATTAATAATATACTTACTCAAGAAGAATCTAATCATCTTGAGAAATTTTATATATTTTTATATAAGTCAAATGATGTAAATTTTGGTTATAATATTCAGAAAGGAGGAAAAGGAGAATATAAGCATATAGTAACAGAAGAATTTATAGAAGGAGTAAGAAAGAGAATGATAGGAAATAAAATAATGATAGGAAGAAAAAGATCAGAATACTCTAAAATAAAACAATCTAATACTATTAAAACAATATGTGCAAACAGAACTTGCGAGGAAAAAAGAATATCTAATCAGAAAGCAGTCGCTACTCGAAATTCTAAATACGATTTTGGAAAATTAATTAGTAAAGGTAGAAAGAAAAATATAAAATTAGATTGGAATAATAAACAGATAAAGCCTGTAATACAAGAGACATTAGATGGTCAATTTATTAAATTATGGGCATCTGCATATCAAGCCCAAAAAGAAACTTCTATATATCGTTCAAGTAATATAAGTGGGGTATGTTATAAGAAATATGGACAAAAAACATATAAAGGATATAACTGGAGATTCGCTTCTGAAGAGGAGATTAAAGAGTTACATAATACCTGAAAAAGAAGTGAATGCTATATTAGCAAAATTTTTTTATGTTTAATTAAAAAAATGTATAATTTATAATTAAATTTATTATACTTTTACAAAAGAAATCAACTTTTAAATATAACTACATATGGCAGACGAGTTAAATAGTCCCTCATTTGGAATTGAGGAAACCCTTGAAATGGGAGTAGGAAATACTAAGCTTATTGATGACTTTTTTGGTAGTGAGTCTTCTACAGGAAATCCTGATAAGATAGAACCAATAATCAAGGAGATTAGTGATGACCCTAAAAAGAAAGTAAAAGCAGAAGTTCCTGTAGAAGAGAAGAAAGAGGAAACAAAGCCTTCACCTCAGGAATTCTTAAAAAACTTTCTTGGTGATGAAGAGGAAGAAGAAGTAAAAGAGGAAAAGGCAGATTCCCCTGTTCCTGATTCTCCTTCTCAGGAGGAAGAAGCTTCAGCAGGTACTCAATTTACAGCTTTAGCAAACGACCTTTTTAAATTAGGAGTCTTTGTCAAAGCAGAAGATGAAGAAGTTACCCCTATTACTACAGCCGAAGAATTTCTTGAAAGATTTAATTTTGAGAAACGTAGAGGAGCAATAGAAGTAGTAGACAATTTCTTAGGTCAGTTTGGTGAGGACTATAGACAAGCTTTTGATGCTATATTTGTGAAAGGGGTAGACCCTCAGCAATACTTTGGCACTTATAACAACATTGTAAATTTTGCAGAACTTGATCTTTCCAAAGAAGAAAATCAGGAAATTGTTATTAAAAGGGCTTTAGTAGATCAGGGATATGAAAGTGATGAAATAACTAAAGAGATTGAAAGATTAAAGAACTATGGTGATTTGGAGGCAGTTTCTGCAAGACACCATAAAGTATTAGTAAAGAAAGAAGCGGCTAAGTTACAAGAGATGGAGGCAGCTGCTGAAAAGGAAATGCAACTTAAAGCTCAATATAAAAATCTTTACATACAGAATGTTCAGAACATCCTTCAGGAAAAAGTAAAGGCTAAAGAATTTGATGGTATACCCATCAATCCTAAGCTGGCACAAGAACTACAAGACTTCCTACTGGTAGATAAGTATAAGACACAATCTGGAGAAACATTAACAGATTTTGACAGACTAATCTTAGAATTGAAAAGGCCAGAGAATCATGCAATGAAAGTAAAAGTTGCGTTATTACTCAAAACTTTAGAAAAAGATCCAACCTTGTCTACCATTCAGAAGAGTGGGGTCACTAAACAGACCAACCAACTCTTCTCTGAAGTCAATAGACAATTAACTAAAGAAAAAGCGAGTAATGCGCAAAATAAACAAAATTCATGGTTCACTTAAAATTTTAAGAAAATGACAGTTCAAACAATTCCCGGCTTAACTGGTTTTACCTACGCAAGGGTATCCTCTATGGATAAACGTGCTGTAGGGAAACTTACTGATGCTAACCACCTGGAATCATTCCATGCTACAGAACCTGCTGATTATGACAAGAAAGTTATTAGCTTGTATACTCAGAGTTCTCTGTATAGTAATGACTTCCTTGATATGATTAACAAATCCACTCCTTATTACATTGACAACAATAGTGATGCTTGGAAGTGGGATATAAATGTTCCTTACAAGTTCCCGAAAATTATTGACATTCCTGCTTCTACTCAGGATTTGTCAAAACCTGGTATTGATGGTCAGGAGTTTCAGGTGGTACTTGATACTAACGAATTCTCAATGCACTCCATTGTTTCTGTAGGTTCAAGGCAGTATGGCCCCCGGTGGTATGCACAGAAAGACCCTGTTCCTTGGAACACTGGTTATTTGTATACTTTCACCCTCGTTACTGACAATCCTATTGTAGACTACGTGAGCTCCACTTATCTGCAGGTTGGTATTGAACTGGAACTGGTAGATGGTGCTATTGGTGAATTTGATCAGGACTTCCTTGGTCTTCCGAGGATGGGTGAGAAGATCACTATGTTTGAATCTCTGAGCTCTGCTTATGGTTTTGAACATACTATCACTGACTGGGCTGATGCTAAGATGCTTAGGGACGGTAATGGTAAACCTATGGATCTTCTGGTATATGCTCCTCAGCGTAGGAATCAGCTTCCTCTCACAAGGAATGACATTAAATGGGAGCCTTTCATTGAATTCTGGATGCGTAAAGCTATGCTTGAGCTGAAGGTTAAGAGGATGATTTGGAGTAAGCCCGGAACTGTCAGGACTAATGGTAATAAACAGGAACTGAAACGTACCTCTGCTGGTGTGTATCACAGAATGAGGAATAATGGAAATGCTGTTCAGTATAATAGAGGTGAATTCTCTGCTAATTTGGTCAGGTCGGTATTTGGAGATCTCTTCTACCGCAGGGTTGATGTAAAAGACCGTAGGGTTAAGATGTATACCAATGAGGCAGGGTTTGATACCTTCCAACAGGCTCTTAAGACTGATGCTCTGAATAGTGGGCTTACCTTCATGGCTGATAGCGGAAATCGTTATCTGCAGGGAGAAGGTCAGCACATCACCTATAACTTTGCATTTGACTCAATGGTTACAAGGGAAACTGGTAGGGTTGAACTTATTCACCTGAAAGAACTTGACCTTCCGCAGACTAACCTTGAGTTTGGTCAGAATAAGAAGAGTACTCCGGTATTCATGGTGTTTGATGTGTCTCCTTCCAGTGATGGTAGTTTGATTAACAACATCAGGGAAGTAAGGCTGCAGAGTCGTCCTTCTATGACTTGGGGTTATATTGAGGGTACGGCACATCACTTGGGATTTGCTAAATCTCAGGGTATGAGTTCTGCCAATAAATTCCAGGGTTATACCTTGTGGATGAAAGACAGATGCGACATCTTCATTGAAGACCTTTCGAGGACTGTGTTGATTGAGGAAATTCCTCAACTGTAAACTATAATTTAGGGGAAAGGGTGTAAAAGCCCTTTCTCCTAATAAATATTGTGGGGTGGAGCAGTTGGCAGCTCGTTGGGCTCATAACCCAAAGGTCGTAGGTTCAAGTCCTACTCCCGCTACTAAAAATCAACTTTTAATAATAACTACATATGGTAAGCAAGATCGGAAAAATTTCTACGATTAAGAGAGATTATAGTGGTGACACTATGACAATGGAGAAGAGTTTAGCTGGCTCCCGGTATAAATTTACAAGAGTTCCTGGAACAGGTGTCTTTAAATTTCCTTATAAAGAACTTGATGGGAAGTACAGAACAGGTTTAGACCCTGATGCTTCCTACATCAAAAGGATACAAGACCCTCTTGAAAAGGAGCTTGAAATAGAAAGAGTAACTAAACTTAAAGAGAGACTTCAGGCTGCTCTTGGAGATATTGATATAGGGCCACGTTCTGCTTTTTGGAACTATGCTCTGGCTAATTCTACGAATGATGAGCTTCATGTACAGCCCTATAAGCTTATGGATGGAGATAATCTCTTTGATTTGAGTGTTCCCTTTCAGGAGTTAACATTTTCATGGCTCAGGGTTCACCCTACTATTGCTTCCAGCTATCAGGCATGGGAGAGAGGTGAGTTTCCTGCTGATACTCAGTTTTATGTAGCAGATGATGATATTGAGAATGAGGTGGCCTATAAAAAGAAACAAAAAATCAATAAGGCTATTGAAAAACTTAATAACATGACTCCTGAGAAGCAGAAGAAGGTAGCAAGGTTGTTAGGGCTCCCGGTTAGTGATAACACTAAAGAAAGCTCTGTATACAATCTTATTGATACAGCTCTTAAGCAAACAGAGTTTAAAGCTGGAAAATATCAGGGACTTTCTCCTGTAGAGGTATTTACTGGATTCGCAGATATGAAAGAAGACTTGCTCCATATCAGGGACTTAGTAAAACAGGCTATTTTGCACTCCATCTATAGAGTAAGGGGTAACAACAGAATCTATGAAGGGGAATTTGAAGTAGCCAAAGATGAAGAGGAATTGGTAAAGATGTTAAGGAGTGATGATAATCAGGACATGCTCTTAACCTTAACAGAAAAAGTTAAAGCAAAAAAGATAGCAGCGTTGTAATGTCAGAAAAAATTAATATCTTTGAGAGACCTTTCCTCTTAGGAGAAGGGGATGAAGAGGAGATTAAGACTTGGATAGATTTACAAAAAGCGTTTTTAACAGAAGAAGACATAAAAGGAGAAGAAGAAGATGATATCTGTAGATAGCTTATTATATAAGATTGACCAGAAGCTAAATAAGCTAGCTACTAATGATCATCAACAGATTCAGCTTGAGGATAAGATATTAGCCTTGAATGAGGCACAACTAAAGCTTATAAAACAGAAGGTAGACGGGATAAGTGTTGTAAGTGGTTTGGGGTATGATTCTTTTAAGAAGCGTTATCAGGACTTACAGAGATTCACTGAGAACTACATAGATCATCCCTTAGACTTAACATTACATGACAGTAATATTAATCAATGGGTAGCTGATCTTTCTACACTTACTCCTAAGTATATGTTCTATATAGACAGTTACTGTCTGGCAGATAAGGGAAGATGCAAAAACAGGATTATCAGAATTAATCAGGATTTAGCAAAACATGGAGACATTTCTGTTCTGTTAACAAATGAACATTATAAACCTTCTTTTGAATATCAGGAGACTTTTAATATTGTAAGTTCCGATGAAATTAGTATATTTACAGACGGAACTTTTACTCCGACAAAACTATATTTGATGTACCTTCGCTACCCTGTTTACATAGATAAATCAGGGTATGTGAAATTTGAGGGTACAGACTCCTCTGATGTTGACTGTGAACTGGAAGAATATCTTGAAGATGAGCTTTTAGATTTAACAGTACAATGTTTGGGGATGTATACAGAGAATGCTTCTGCTGTGCAAAGTGCACAGTTCAGAATACAGACAAATGAATAATTAATAATTTAAAACGTAAAAAAATGGCAGATTTTTCTTTGACTACACTCTTCGTAGTGCCAGTGGCGCAGACTACCTTGCCCAACTCTGGGTCTACGCAAGATTTAACGGCAGGTCAAGTAGGATTATTCTTGAACACTCATGCTACGGCTAACGCTGGAAACATTGCTGCAGCTCCTTATTTTTATGTTGCTCAGGGTAGGGAAAACACCTATCTGCAGGGCAGCAAGAAGTCTGATAAGATTAAAGGGTGTAGCTCAAGCTATCCCTGTAATAGTAATGTTACTGAATGGTATAAGGTAAATGGGTGTCCTACTCCTCTTAACCAGATTACCGAAATCAGCGGTTTCAATGTGAGATGTGGTGATATTCTGACGATTACTCTCAGAGGTCATTCCAGTTA